ACCAGCCCTCGTCAATGCCGTGGTCTGTTGCGCCAGCGTGCTTGAGATGCTTGACGACCATCGGGCCAATGAACCCACGATGGCCAACCACTAATGCTTTCATCGCTTGATCCTTTCTTCGGCACGAGGGCCGCTGATGTATTCTTGCATTGCCTCAGCCCACGTGCGGAAGCGCGGGAGCCGTGTATTAATTAGCGCACCATACTTCGGGCGCGTCTGGTCAAAGCGGAAGGAGCCTGTGATCCTCCCCTTGTTGCGTGCCATCTGTCGGGCAACGCGGGCAAACTCCATCCAGTTGGTGGAGCCTTGGTTCACGAGGTGGTAGATGCCGTTGGACTGCGCCCCAGCCAAGTCGACCAGATGCTCCGCCATATCGGGGAGGTAAGTCGGGCTGAAGAACTGGTCAGTCGGCAGGTCAATCTTGTTATTGGTGGAGGTAATCATATCCACGAAGCTTGGCTTCATTGGCGATGGGTACACGCCCCACGGGCTGCTGATGCGTGCCACCACGCCACCACGTCGCAGCGTCTCCGCCTCGCCCTGGAACTTGGTCTGCCCGTAGATGCTCAACGCACCGTGGGTCACGGCGTCTTCGGTGAGCGCACGACCCTCTTCGTTCAGATCAAAGACATAGTCTGTGGAGATATAGACCTGCTTCGCGGCGTCGCCAATGATCTTTGGAAGTTCAACGTTCGCAGCGACAGCAAGCAGCGGTGTCCGTTCGCAAAGACCAATGTCCCGCAGCGCGGCACAGTTGATGACACCAGTCACATCGTCGTTCCGCAGTTGCTGGGCAATGGTCTCAGGAGTATAAGACACAAAAACGCCCGCCTCAGCATCGGGCTGAAGCGAGCGCGTATAAACCTTGAACCGCGCATTGCGACGGCGCAGTTCAGCGATGACGTGTTGTGCGACCTGACCCGACCCTATGACCCCGTACATCCGACCCTCCAGTTTACGTTAGATTATTTTAGCACACTCTTCGGAGCGTAACGCTTGCCGCGCCACACCAACTCGGTGCCAGTCCACGACGCGAAGTCTGGCTGCCACGCCCCAGCCTGATCGCCCCACAGTTCAATGACTGCGAAGCCTGCCGACCAACGGCTGACCTGATGCTGCGCGAGGTAGCCCAGCTCCGTCCGTCGGCACATCATCCCCGTGGAGATGGCGGCGGTGCGGCGAGCCTCGATGCCAGCGAAACCGCCGATGGTCTCAAAGGCAACGCCCTGCGAGTGGTCGTGTCCGCCAACGACGGAGACGCCAGACGCCTTGACGATTGGCATAATGCTTGCCCCGCCACCCGTCGTCCGCGAGTAGGTGCCGTGGGTAGCGATGAGGTCTGGAGCAATCTGGTAGTACGAACGGAGATGCTCTGGTCCAGAGAACGCTACGCCCTCAGAAATGCACGGCTGGATGTCCAGCGCGTCCAGTCGCAGCAAGTTGGCAAGCGACAGGATCTCGCGTCCCTCAGAGTCCGAGAGACCTACGAGATCAGGAGCCTTCTTTGCCAACCACTTGGAGAAGCGGGCTTCGTGGTTCCCATAAAGAAAAAAGATCTGTGCATCTGGCCCAGCCGATGCGCGGATCTCTGCGAGTCTCCGATGCGTGTGCGCTAACTCCTGCTGCACTGGCATCCCCAGACGCGGGTCCTTGTCGTAGGCGCTGACCGCCGTCAGGTCAAGGATGTCTCCTGTGAGGACAATGCGATCTGGTCGCTCTGCCGCAAGGAATGTCAGGAACGAAGCGTACACCTCTGGGTCCTCAAAAGGAAACTGGAAGTCACCTGCTGCAACGACCAACTCATTCGTTGACTCACGCCGTTCTCCAATCCTCTGAACATAATCCAAATGCAGAACATCGACCGATGTGATATAGTCCCCAGACGCTGGGGGGGTAGGGGGGGTTAAATCTCTCTTAACGAGTCCCCCTTCAGAGGAGGTAGATACTGGGGAGGGGGTATGGGGGAGGGGGCTAGAAAGCAGAAACTTCTGGTAACGCTTTTGCGCCTGGTCCTTGGTGAGACCGAGCCTCGCCCCAATAATTGAGAACGACATACCCTTTGATCGAAGCTCGTGAATGTCCAGATCTAGACTCACAGTGCCTCCAAGATTTTCATTATCAGAGTAATCAAGATGCCCACAGCGGACACAGTGATTCCCACTTTCCATCTTAGCGCAATACCCGTTTCCTTGCTGATCTCCTCCGCGGTGGAAGACTTTGCCACGGCGACCTCAACATCACGGAGGCGGCCATCAATGGCATCTAGGCGAGCAGAGATCTCCGTCCTAACCTCTTGGATGGATTGGAGGATATTGGCAAACTGGCTACCCGTCACGGCTTCTCTTTGCCCTTGCGGCCACGGTTTGAGAGGTGATCTGGACCACTGACGGTAGAAGGACCTTGGCGATTCTTGCCGCCAGCCTTCTTGATGTTAGAGTCTGACTTGTACGGGCTGACCTCAGTGTCTGCCTGGTTGCGGTTATAGAAGTCAAATGTTAAGGATTCTGAACCATCTTCCCGACCGACCCACTCCTGTCCACGTAGGGTAAGGTTGGTGTTGAGAGAGACAATGCCCCTATTGATGATGACCCGAATGTCATCTCCAAGATTGTAGTCCTTGTACGGAACAACAGCGCCATCGCTGAGTGCAACTGTGAGTTCCTTGATCTTCTCTGGGCTGGACTCGTAGAGGTTCTGCGCCGCCTTCTTGGTGGCAGAGGCAGATGAGACAACATCCTGCTGGATGTCCAGCCGCTCAATCACGCCATAGGTTGCTAGAATTGCTGTAGTAGATGACGCGGTAACTGACCAGATACGCGAAGATGTTGAAACAAATTGGTTAGTGGAAATCAATAGGGCCTTGGTGCGAAGGCTCTTGAAGTTTGGGGTGTAGGAGAATCGCTTGACGTTGGCGCCGTAAGAGAGCGTCAACTTGTTGTTGATCGCAGTTGAGTAGTTCTGGTCAATAAAGAACTTGTTGTAGCTGGTAGTGTCCGTCTCAATCCGATTGCCGAAGACAGCCTTAGTGGTTGTTCCCTCTTGGGCAATAGCACAGACATTGCGGAGGAAGTCTGTTCGAGGCTCTCCAGCAGTGAAGATGTCATAGGTCGTTGCTGATCCGTTGATGGTGGACTCAACGCTGATGAATCCAAGGCGCGAGTTAGTGGCAGTTCGGGCGGCACTTAGTTCTGCCTGGACGATATACCCAAGGGTCTTATTGTCGTAGGTGACCGTCGCTCCACCAAGCGCCGCCGTCGGGTCGGTCAGCGTCTGGTTGAGGACGGTCATATAGTCAATGCCATAGAAGACGACCTCGTCATCAGTGGCGACATAGTCCTGAAGAATGCCGTTGCCAATGGTCCGATAGATGGAATCATCTTCGTCAAACCGCTCAACGCTATAGTGCCGCTCTAGCGGAACGCACTCCGCGATCTGCGGATGATTGTATGGCAGAGTAAAGAACATCTCGCCGCCCTCATTGAGGTACGACGAGACGCCGATATACTTCGCATCCTTGATGGTTGCGCGCAGGCTCCCGCGACCACGGCCTGTCCCAGTGGTGTCCCAGAGGGAGATGCGGAATGCCGATTGCGTGTATGGCATTAGTACCACGCCTCGGTATATGTCACAAGGATCTGCTCTGGGATACTTGCCCCAGTGTAGGTTGTCGTCATTGTGGTTGCCGAGTCGTCCGTTGGCGGGATTGCCCCGAAGAGATAGGTCGTGGTGTCAATGACATCCTGACGCAGACTCTTGACATAGGCTCCGCCAACCGCTGACCGAACCCCTCGACTCACAGTTTGGTTATCAAAGTCTATGTACCATCGGACCTCGCTACTTGCCGTCTTGGCTGGGAAGTCTAGGCTGTTCAACTTTAGCGCCACACTGTCAAAGGTAAACGTCACCGAGGTAATCGTTGCCGAACTGTAGGTTGATGCGGTGGAGAAGACAATCTCAAACGATGGGTAGACAACTGCCGAGCCAAGGTGTGGGAATGATGTCGTTGCAGAAGATGAGGTAATCGTTATTGACCTCTCTGTCTGGCGGAACTTGTATGGCTTACGGGCAACGAAGGTAAGCTGCACATTGGCGGCAAAGCCCTTGGCCGATACACCAACAGATTGTGCTGAAGTTAACTGCACCGCTGGGATGGAGATTGGGCGGACCTTCATCTGCATAGGGATATAACCCGATGTAAAGTTAGTCGTGTCAATCGTTGCCTGCGAGAAGGCAAGGTTCCTGAACCCTTCGTCGGTCTGGTATTCTCGTGGGATTGGTCGTGAGGAATCAAGGAGCGCCTGCACCCTGTCGTGGAAGTCAGCGATGGACGAGCCGAAGACGCCGCACACGATGGAGAGCGTCTTGGTACCAAGGTAGGCATCTCCCGCGTCAACTCCGTCGTGGAGCGCACGCTTGTCTACATACCCTGTGAGCGCCACATCGCCAAACGTAGCGGACAGAACCTTATACCCACTGAGCGGGGACGAGGTCGTGACCTCGGACGCTGCAATGCTGTTGAGATTGATCGTGCTGGAGCCAGCGATCTGGTAGGTAATCGGAAGATTAAAATCCATTATCCGATCCTCCGAATGCGACGAAGCCGTGCCTCCTCGCGTCGGACCCGCGCCTGGTTAGAGAGCGCAATCTGGTTCATTGAGAGGGCAGAGACATCGGAGTTCCCCGACTGTACCTGCCACTGCTGGAAGGCAACGCGGTCAGAGAGGAGTCGATTGAACGCCTCTGCCTGCGCCCAGACGCGGACGGACGAAATGGCAGAGACATCCATATCCGTCGTTGCGGTGCTGGTAGAGAGCTGAACAAACCCAGAGTAGCCAAAGATCTTTAGCGTGGCTGGGGATACGAGTGAGTAATGCGGTGGGAAAAAGAGGATGTTGTTGTGAAGTTCCCAGCCAGAGTCTGGACCATCACCGCTTGATGGCAAGAGGCTCTCGCGGTACTGCCCTGAACTGTCGTAAACATCTACGCGGAACGGCCACGAGACCGTCGTCAGGGCAATGGAGTTGACTGCGCCAGAGATTGGCTGCGTCACCGCTGTGGTCTGGATTGCTTCCTTTGGGTAGAACCCATTGACCCAGTCAATGCCTGAGTTGATGAGGTCGTTGACCTCCGTGTCGCTCCACGTCGCCCCGTTAGGGTCGCGGAGATCTGACCGTACCGATGTCCTAAGTGCTGAGAGTGTCTCTCCTGCCATTCTTCCAAATCCCCTTATGCTCTACTGCCCACTTGAAGGCATCGGCCCATTCCTTGGCACGATCCTTATAATCGTATTCCTTGAGTACCCGCTCCTTAGCGGCACCTGCGAGTTGTTCTCGTAGGTTTTTGCTTCTTACTAGACTCTTGACTGCGTCAAACCACTGCTGTCGACCACGGACGACGAGTCCGTCAACACCGTGGTTGACCATTGAGTACGGAGCATCTCCATACTTGAAGCCTTCACCAATGAATGCAGCTCCAACCATTGCATATTCCAGCCAATGGAGTTCTGATTTGCAGCGGTCAAAGTCATCGCCGCCGAGTGGCGCGATTCCAATGTCGCCGTGGCTCGCTGCGAGGGTCTCCGCAAACTGGCGAATGTTCTCAACGTAGGGATACGCTTCATCAAAGAACGGTGCAATGACGTGTTCTGTTCCTGGGTTTACTCCGATGAAGACATTCCAGAGTTCCTTGCGGAGGTCTTGGATACCCTTGCCAGCGTATCCTCCTTCCCACTTGCCTCGTTCGTTTGGGAATCCGCCGTAGTCGCGCATCCGCGCCGTGCTGCCGTAATAGACCACGCGTGGCTTGTCACCGCCGTGTTCTGGGCGAGTGCGACTTGTCGTATAAATCGAAGGATCAATTGCATTTCTAATCACCCGAAGATTGCTGTTGAGATGTGAATACGCATCCTTGATTGGACCCGTGCTGACGGTAACGAGGTCAGCCCTCCGTGCCATCCGCTCAATGAGCGGGATTTCCGCCTGGACATCTGGCCAGTAGCCATTCCACTTGCGGATCTGGAAGTGGTTATCGTCGGTCTCATAGACCATTGCCTTGTTAAACATCTCTGACTCAAACGCTGGCCACATCCACTCGGTGACGGCATCGCGGAGTTCCATCTTGTGCGGGTGCGTAAGAATCTTTGCTTGATCCTTTGTCGCATCTCCGCAAGTGTTGCACTTAGCAGAGCAGTTGTAGTATCGGCGGAACATCACGAGGTCTGCCCACTCGATGTCGCTGGTATCTACCGAGAGTAGATTCCTTTTCATTGCTTCTTCTTGTGTCAAGCCCTGGGCGCCGTCTTTGGCGATGAAGTTGATCTTGTCAATGTGCCTGACATTGATGCCCATCTTCTTCCACTCTTCGTCATACATATGACCACGGAAGTAGGCGCAAGGTCCCTGCTCGGCAGTACCCCATACGAGAATGTTCATCCGACCCTCCTGAGCGAGCCTAGAGGCTCGTTTATTGGTGGGGTGGTACTAAGTGCCACCCTTGCTATTATCGTGGCTCCTGGGGCTTCCTAGGTGCCTCTACGTCGATTCTAGCATACCCTACTCGCCCCACCCCCCGAAGGGGATGGGGCTTTCAGGAATCCTTACGGATTAGACAGAGACCGTGGCCTGTGTCTTCAGGATGCGATAGCGAGCGCCAGCCTCATCAAGGAGGAGGGAGCCGAAGCGCATCTTGTAACCCACGATTGCGCGCTGCGCGAGTGGGTCGGAGTGATCGCCACCTGGAGCCACGAAGTAGCTCTGAAGGGTCTGCGAGTCACCAATCGTGTAAGCGTCTGGTCCGAGGAACAGCGCGTTGTACACGTTGCCTGCCGAGGCGCCTGCGGTCGCATAGACCTTGGCGTCTGACGAGACGATGAAGCGTACGCCAGCAAACTGACCAATCTCACCCGTGAGAAGTGGCGTCTGGTTAGTGTACTTGTTTGCTTCGATCCAGCCGTTGACGCTGGTGTCTGACACAAGGTCATACTCCTGCGCAGGGTGGATGATGCAGCGGTACGTGCCGTCAGCGAACTGAGGAACGTTGCTGCCCTTGAGGCGAGCAACCATCTGCTTGACGAACGCGCCCGTCAACACACCAGCAGCGGCAACAGCCGAGTTGGCAGTGTTCTGGGTAAGCGTTGCGGAAGCGGTTGCACCATAGACTGCAGCCGTTGAGGCCGAGCTATGGATGTTGTCGCGGACAAGCGTGTCCATTGAGCGAACGGCCTTGTAGGCAACACGCTCAGCAGCAATGCTGATGAGGTCGTGTGGCGAGTCAAGGTTGGCCAGGTCAGAGACCGCAACCGTTGCGCCGTACTGGGCAGCGGTGAAGTACTCAGACGAGATCGTTAGGGCATCGTCCGTTGGGGCGGTGCCTTCCGTCAGGGTTGCCGTGCTTACCGCTAGGTCAGCATAGCGAGCGTAGCGAAGGGTGTTCGTACCCTTGATGAAGCGAGCTGGGACATAAAGCCCAGGCATCGCGTGAACAGCACGAGCGCGCAGTTCCTCTTCGGCACGGGCAGCAACAAGCTGCGTGACGAGATCAGAAAAGTTCGTCGTGCTGGTAGTCGTGGTAGCCATTTATGCTACTCCTTATCTATCAGCGAATGGATTTCCCAACGCCTTAAGCGCATCAGAGATGCCCTTAGAGGTTGGCTTTTCTACAGGCGCGGCGGTTGCCCGACGCGCATTATTTGGATCCACTGGCGCTGGCTCCGACTCTTGCACCTGCTGAAGGGACGCCGCCTGCTTGAAGAAGTTTTCCAAGGCTGCCGCCTTGCCCGCTTCGTCTAGACTACTGGTGTCCTTCAGGAACTGGTGTGCGAGTGGGTATTCCCGTGCGAGGCGTTCCTGCTTCGCGTCCTGCTCCGCAGCCGCTGCCTTCTGCTCAAGTTCTCGAATCTTGGCTTGCGCCTTCTCGAACTCAGTCATCGAGGCCTGCTCCTGCTCTGCCTTCCACTTTGCAAGCTCTTCGGCCTTAGAACGGATCTCATCGAGTTCCTTCTTCGTTGCCGTCAACGCCTGATCCTTGCCTGCTAGGCGCTTCTTCCAAGTGGTGACATCCGCCTCGTTCTCAGTGGGAACAGCAGCAACCTCTGGGGCTACTACCTCATCCGACTGCACTGGGGCGCTGTTCACGACTTCGTCAGCCACAGCATTCTCCTTTTCCTAACTACTCCCCGACCCAATGTCAGGGTTATATATTTATGGATTGCGCAGATTTCCTAAGAGGCTTTCCTGAATCTGCGGTGCGACATTCTGAATGATTCCAGGAATGCCCTGCGTTACTGCGTTCTCAATCCCTTGGTTTAGATTAATATCTTGACCAAGGTTATTTCCTACATTAAGTACCCTTCCAGCTTGACCAGGAAGAGATCCATTCCATACGGTATCCTTAACCGTATTCAGCGAGTTGGAGAGATTATTTAGGGTCACATCCTGCCCAGCAAAACCAGGCTGAATTATATTCTGTCGGAGCGCAGTGGTGAATCCAAAGCCCATATCTTCAGCACCTGTTGGGAGCAAGCTACCCATCAAGAGCATCGCTGGCTCAGAGTTGAGAAGTTGACCAAGGAAGCCACTATTTGTATTTGCCTGATCGTTCATATACTCAGCAACCTGCTGATATTTAACATATCCCCAGCCTGGCATTACGATTCCACGAGGTCCAGGTGTCAAGAAGAGCATCTTCATCATTGATGGGATGGCTTTCTGCGTCATATAAGAGTATGGATAAAGAGCAAGGAATGGGTGGTTAATGCTTCGCTCAAACCAAGAGCGATAACTTGCAAAATACTGAGCCTGATCTGCGGCCCTAGAGCCACGCTCAATTGCAATCTCATATGCGCCAACAACAGCGTTAGCGATCTCATTAGATAGCCGTGTCGCCTCTTGTGCTGCAGCCTGCTTAGTCATTCCCCTAGTCTTAACCAGTGACTCAGCAATGCCATCTCGGATAGCTTCTCCAGTAAGTGTTCGTGCAACTCCACCTTGGCGAGCAATAAGCTCCTTCATTAGTGCAGGTTCTGACTGCATAATCATTTCTCCAAGGACAAGTTCCATAACGTCATCTGCCTTGGTGACACCATAGTGGATAGCAAGCTCGTTAAAAATATCTGGTCGAGCCTTGTTGAGGAGTTCAATAACTTGACCAGCAGCGTATCGGTCGGCCATCATATCTCGTGCCGCCTGCTTTACGATCCTGACGTGGTCAATGCTCTTGGCATTCTTCAGCTCCGTGCGAAGCCTCTGAATGATCCTACCTGCACTATTCCTGAATCCTGGAGCCTGCTCAGCAATTGTTGCCACTGCTTCAGTCCTACGACGAAGATGATATACCATTCCGTCTGCGAACTCGCTTGTGAAGTTTGCTCGGTCGCGCATATTGCGCAGCAAAACAGTCCCAACATTCTCATTCGCAAACTGATCTGAAACCTTCTTCCAGATGTTATTTGCAACAAGCTGGAACTGTGTCTCAATACGTTCAAGAATAAGGTTGAAGTATGGGTTTAACCTACCAAACCTAGATTCTCCCCAGATAATATCCGTCATAATAGTTATTGCTGGGGCAATTGCCTTGACCCTTCCAGTGAATCCACTGGTTAGTCCAGCAACTCTGTAGTCACCAGCAGCAGCAGAAATTATCTCCTTAATAGGAGTCGATCCGCTCTCAACAAGTCGACGGTACTCTGTTGGCGTCATACTATTTGAGAAGATTTCTTCAACAATGCTGTTCTCTAGGAAGAGTGACTGTGGACGCTTATTAAGTTCCGCAGCCTTTGAGTTAACGTTAGAAAGAATCTCCCTTGCCTTGCGCACTGAGATACCAGTCTTGCCAACAAGTGAAGTGATGAACCGTTCCGTTGTGTTTGCCCGAGTTGTTTCTGATCCATACTTACGGGTAAACATATCCATAATCGATTCTAGTCGGCTGGGTTTAAGATTGATTCCTTCAAGTCCCTTGTCAAGCTTTGCAATATCAGTCACATCGAGGGTATCAACAAATGGTAGAAGTACGTTCTGCCACGCCTCACCTCCGTCACTAAGATGACGAAGTGTGCTTGCCTCGACGACTCCGCTCTTTGGTGCAAATCCCAGTCGATAGTCAGCCTGCGTAAGCTCATCAATATAATCGAGAAGATCCTTAAATACTTTTTCTGTCTTTGCTAGTCTGGTGATGATATTTAGTTCATCAGAAGTAATAGACTGAACAGCATTTCCCTTTGCTGCCTTTACCCACTTAAATACATCGTCATAACCGTACTGACCAGCAAGCTTTTGAGCCTCAGATCCAATGCCTTCTGGTACGGTCTTAGGAGCAAAGTTTGCAGAGGCATCATCAAACTTATAGACAACTTCATCAGCAAGGTTCTTCATTCCTTCTCGCGCAGCAGCAGCGGCAGCATCATCCCCAGCCTCAATGGCCGCAGCTTCAGCAGCACGAAGTTCCGCTACTTTCTTTTCGATAACGGAAATATCTGCCTCTGTCAAGGTTCTTGCAGAGATGAGTGTCACACGACCAAACTTCTCGTTTGCCTTGTCCCCAAGCTCCTGAATCCTCTCGGCAATCTTGGCGCGGATAAGAGCAAGTCCTTCAACACGCCGTCCATAGTTTGCAGAACGGGCAATAGAAAGCGCATCAGCCAAACTATTAATATCCGCAGAATGCTTCTTCACAAGAGTAATGGCTGCCTGAACGGCATCCTTTTGCTGCATACCAAATCCATTGACAAGGTCTTTGATTAGTCCAGACGCAGCATTCTCAATGCTTTCCCCGCGGCCTACTGCGGCAATGATCCCCTGTGCCACTGGAACCTGTTCAATCTTGGCATCGCTAAAGATCTTTGTTGCCTGCTCTGCGCCAATGCGAGCGTCTAGGTGTTCTCGAATCATTGAGGTTGCGCGCATTGCTCCAGCCCGATCACGAACGTACCAGTTATTGTGACCCTTCGCAAAGTCTGATATAAAGTTTTGGACAGCCTCTGTTCGCAGGAGTTCATCGGCACGGGTTCCATTCTTAATCTCTGGACGAATAAGGTTAAGGAACTCATTCTGCTTCTCTGGGGCAATCCCAGACTTAGTCATAATCTCGCCAATGCTGACGGTCTGCTGTTCAAGCTTCTCAGTAAGGATTGATGCGTTATCCGCACCACCCCTAATCAATCCCTCAAAGTACGATACTGTACTCTTGGCAAGATTATCTGAATTCATTCTTCGGATGCTTGATACAGCCCGAACGACACCAGAACGAACAGCTCCAGCAGCAGTAATTGCTACGTTCCTAAGACCTCGCTCTGCGTTGGCCCTGCCACCACCGCTAAAGAGTGTGACGGTATCAAGAACATCGTTAACAATCTTTGGAGGATGAACTCTCCAAATGGCACGGGTAATCTCTGTGGCATACTTTGGCGCAAGAAGACCCATCTTCCCCTTAAGCGCACCAACGGTCTGGTCATAAACCTTTCCAGCCCATCCCCACTTTTCAATGAATTGGCTTGCCTCAGTAAGTTTTGTCACTTCCTCAAGTCGTCCGCCAGCCTTAGCTGCCGCAATAGCAGCATCTGATGATGCAGCAATGAACTTAGTGAACTCAGATGCCTTTGCCCCAATAGCTAGGGCCTTGCCAGCACCTGGAGCAATAAGATTAATTGGGTCAATAACTAGAGACCACAGGAAGTTCTGTGCGCCGTCTGGAGTAAATGCTGCATTTGATTCAACAAGTTTAAGTGCAGCCTCTTCAATAGATGCACCATTCTGCACAGCCTTAATTGCTGCCGCTTCTGGGGCTGGGAAGATTCGGATGAAGTCATTCGAAGAACCCTTGGCGTAACTCTGAAGTCGGGCCTTAGCAACCTCATTCTGGACAAATTGACCAGGTGCAGATAGAGCATCAAGACCCCACTTGAGTGGAGTTCCGACAGTCTCTAGCGCACCGACCGTTGCCTGGGCTAGATTAGAATCTCCAACCTTAAACCCCTCTGCCGCTCGAACGACAGTACCAAGTGTTGCGTCAAGAATTCCGCCAGTAAATCCAATGAGTGGCTTAGTAATACCACCGATAATTGGAAGGTTTTCTGCCAGGGATACAATTCCCTTACCCATTCCAATAAATCCAGCAGTAAGATTCCCAGCGGACTTAAGCGCAGATCCGCCAAGGTCAGAAACCCCAACAGAAACCTTACCTATGTCTGTATTTACACTTCCAGAAACAGAGCTAGAAGCATACGGAATAGGATTAGCTGATCCGCTACTAGATGTACCAGAAAGGTTTGATAGATTAATATCAGACATTAACGTCCACCGCCGCCCTTGCCAGCAAAGACCATTGCATCAAATACTGGCGCAGCCTTTGGTGTTGATGTCATTACCGCTCCAAATCCTGGTGCGCCAACAATCTTAATTGCTGACGGCTTTACTGCCAAAGGAATAGGAGCAACTGGCTTTGGCGCAGTTGCCTGAAGTCCAAGATAACTTGATCCCATCTGCTGCGGAGCAACAGGGGTTGTATTCATATTCCTAAAGAATGTTCCACCTGGAGCCTGGCCATATCCACTGCGTTCGTAGGCACTGACTTGCGGTGCAGCAGCAGCAAGACCGCGAGCGTTATCCGCGGCCTTCTGTTCCTGTGATCGCATATCAATTGTTGGCTGCGAGACGCCATTGATAAGCGTCTCACCAATTGCCCCAACGGTAAGCGCAGCACCACGAAGTGCTACAAGTGGAAGACTTAGTGTTTTGGTTAGAGGATCTTGACCGCTCCACCAATTTGACAACTGTCCAGCAGTATTTAGGAAGCCGTTTTCTCGCTGCGCATTAGCCTCGATAGGCTGCCACACGTTAGGAGAAACTTCCCTGTACGTAGGAGTCTCAAGTTGCGTCTTTAGGAAGTTGGAATAGTCTGCATTTCCAGATAGCTCCTGAATCTTGGAACGCTTTTCTAAATCCTTTGGATCAGTTGGAGTTGCCTGCAGCGCAGCAAGGGCCTTATCTTCTGCTGGGGCAACAAGAATATCATAAAGCTGTCCACTATTAAGAGAGTCTCCAAGGAGGATGTCCCTGAGAGCAGGATCGTATACCCCAAGAGCAATCTGTTCTGCGATTAGTCCGCTTGCCACCTTGAGATCATCTACATTTGCAAGGGCAGCATTTGGATCGGTGCTATCATATTTTCCGTCAATAATAAGTCCAGACTCTACGTCACGATATACAATTCTAGATGCGAGTTCAAGCTTCTTGCTTGGTGTGTCTACTGTTGCATTGATGATATATCCGCCAGATCCAATTGGGCTGAACGCATCCTTGGCATACTGAATTCCAGCAAGATCAACAAAGATCTGCTCTCCAGTCTCTGGATTGAATACTGAACGATACCCGCTATCTGATGTTTTTCCATTGGCATCAATAGAGATAATTGGCTTTGCATCTATTGTACGTACTTCAGATACAAGTTGTCCCTCACCAAGTTTGGTGACGGATACATAGGTGAATTTTCCATTCTTTAGTCCGAGAGCAGTTCCTGGAGTTGGGTCCCACATCTGAGTCTGGGAGTTCCAAACGTTAGTTAGTTCGCCAGACTTGAGTTGGTCACCAATAACCCCAACCTGAGCAATCGTTGAAAGCCTGGTGCTGACTGCATCAAGATCAGACTGGCTTGTAATCCCAGCACCAGAGACCGTCTGCATACCCTGAACATATCCACCAGCAAGAGAGACTGCCTGATTGGCAACAAGCGTACGTTGGTATGGTGTGAGCATCCCAGCACCAGCATCGCTCAATGGGTTAGAATTTAGCTTGCCGTAATATGAGTCATCCCCTCGAAGGAACTTAGCATACTCGCCATCAAGATACTTTAGGAGTTGACCGTCTCCCTTTGCGTCCGACCTATTCTTCTGCCAAATATCATCAACAGTCTTGATTGTCCTCCAGGCCGTTGAGGTTCCAGCGTTATGTTCTGCTGCATTCCAATATACTGCCTCTTTGCTACCAGAGCGTGCAGCGATATTTGTACCAGTTGCAAGTAGATCGCCAAAGTAGGTAATCATTGCCTCGCCGCCGTCCTGGCCAGTTGCCTTCTTAATGAATGCAGGAATCTCTAGGTTTCCAGCATCGATTGCGTTTGCATACTTCTGAAGCCACTCTGGGTGGATAGCAATTTCCTTAAGCAGGTCTGTCGTGCTTTGTCCTTCTCCTGGCCAGAATGAACCAGCGTCACCAGCATACTGTGCCTTAATCTGCTTCCAGATTCCAGCAAGTTCATTAGATGTATTTGTTAGCTTGACATTGCCAGGACCACCGCCAGCGGATAGCCCAGATGCTGCTGCCGCAAGGGCATCAAGATAGGTAGTATTTCCCTTAGTGAGGCCAGAGGAAAGCAATCCCTGGGCGAAGCTTTTTGCCCAAGAAGCATATCCAGATGCTGAAAGCTTGCCAATAGCAACAAGGTCTCGCTTCTTGTTATTCATAACTTCCCACTCAGATGCGAATGAATCAACAAGAATAGAGCTGCGCATTGGGTCCAATGGATCGAGGGAGCTGATGACATCGTCTACCATCGTGCGATATGTCGCCGCATTGATAATTCCGCCACGAAGATCATTGCTTCTAAACGAGATGAAGTTCTGCGCCACGTTGCTAATGGCCTCATTATAGGTAGCGAGATGGTCCTGGTTTGTTGAGTCTTGCGCACGACCCTTTAGGAATGACATTACTTCAGCAAAATTAGCGCCCTTGCTAGACTTGAACTCTGAAATGATATTACCATACTGATTGCTAATATCAACATTATTAGCCTGTTCAATCTTTTGCTGAACAAGGTTCCACTCACTAGTACCCTGATCAATCCCAGCAACGCTTGTATAGTTATTGTAGAATGCAATAACGTCAGCCATCGTTGGAATAGCTCCATTGTACTGAAGTCCGCCATAGAACGCATCCATCAGAGCCTTCTCGTCAGTTGCCCACTGCTGCTGCACAAGCGAGCGGATAGCGTCAGATAGGTTAGATGCTCCTGTTGCTGCTCGACCGAACTGTCCTTGTCGTGCCATTATGCAGGTACCTCATTGGTCGCGGTTGGTGCTGGAACCAAGTTCTCCGCTCCTGGGGCCATAGCGTTCGCCGCATTGGCATCAGGTGGAAGCTGTGCTTGGTTCTCAGGCTGGTTCAATGACTGCGACCCTGGAACTCCTGGGTTAAGTGTTCGCTGGGCGTTTGCTGCCTGCGCCTGAGCGCCTGCCATCTGCGCCTGTAGCTGCTGCTGCTGCGCCTGCTGTGCAGCCTGCTGGTCAGCCATATTCATCTGCTTAAATGTCCCAATGACGTTAGCCATCGTTGCAACAGAGGCTGGGTTGAGCGTGGCGTCGGTTTGCTCATCACGGATGAGTTCCTTCTCGCCAATCGGATCTTCCACGCCCACGCGGTCCATCGCACGTTCAGCCGACCAGAGTCGGTTCTGTACGAGGTTGATCGCGGTGCTGGCAAGTTCCAGTGTGTCTCGTGGTGTAAGCTCAGGGGCAACGATCTCAATGCGGTATTCGCCAGCAATGAGGGACTTGACGCCTGGCTCCTTGGCCTCCCAGATGCGTGCGCACATCTCCCAGACCTGCTTCATCCACGAATAGAAGACCTTGCGCTTAGGGGCAAGGCGCGACTCGTAGTTTGCAATGAGGGCGGCGATAGCGCGGGATGATCCAAGCACCTGTGCTGGGGCAAGTCCGAGGAGCAGGTCATTGAGTCCAGTCGCCACCGTCAACTCACGGTCAATGCGCTGGATGTACTGCTCAATCTGGAAGTTCGGGATGAACGGCTGGATGGAACGAATCTCGTTGCCTGGTCCAGGGGCAGCCATTCGACCTGGCTTGGGTAGCGCGTTTGGTGGAATCTCGTCTGGCGCATCAGCACCAACCAACTGCCACATCTGCCCGCCGACGACGGACTGAATCATCTGCGCCATTGCAGTGATGCGCTCGTCCTTCTCGCGGAGGAGCTGCTCGGCATCGTAGAGCGCAGGCTTTCCGTATGGGCTACCTGGGATTTTGCCGTTAGGAAGGTGGATGTACGGGATCTTCCCGCCGTACTCTGGATGCGGGTCGTTCTTGACGAGCGTGTTGCCCACATAGATTGCGTTGTAGACGAGCGGCGCCTTGCCCTCGCCCTTTGGCACCTTGTACCAGTAGTCGTAGACTTCAATCTGCATCTGCTCGTAGGCGGTCTCGCGCTTAAGCGGGTTGCGCTCAAAGGCATTGGCCCAGACGTTTCCAATAGGGTCAGCGTGGTCGCCGTGGCTTGTGTACGGGAACCACTTCTCGCCCTGCTTTACTGGGATGACGTTGATGCCCCAGTCCTCCTGAATCGCCTGAGGTGACATACCATAGGTATAGAGCGCCCAGTCCATTCGGTTGTAGTCGCTGTTGCCGAAGCCGAGGTAGAGGTTCTCTGGTCGCTCGATAACGGTGACCTTTGGCACACGCTCAACTGGATCCCACCAGACCTTGGCAGCGGTGTGACCGTACAACTCCTTGAGGAGCGCAGCCTGCTCGTGCTGAAGGTCCATATCGTTGGCTTCCCACCAACGGAAGTAGAGTTGCTCACGCATCTGTGCCATCTGACGGTCTTCCGTCTTCTGGCCAGTCGGAACATAGTTCACGATTGGTCGCACTGCCTGAATTGCGGCAGGGATCTGAACATAGGCGTGGTGAATGTTGACGGAGACGTGGGCGCGACCAGCGAGTCGTGCGCTTGGGTCCTGTGACCAGTGGTCTGCACCACCGAGCGTCATCGTCTCTGGGTGGTAGAGGTTGTCCATACGGCGGAAGAGCGCCTTGAGGCGGTTCTGCTCTGGATCGACCAACTGCTTGCGACCAAGGATCTCCTGAAGCAAGACGAAGTCATCGTTCTGCTTTGGATCTTGTTCCTTGGCAACGAGCGAGGACTCAAGCATCTTCAGCGATGCGGCCTCTGTTTCTGTGAGCTTAGAGATGTCTGGCTGAATACGGAGGGTTCCACGTCCACCACCAAGACCAGCCTTAAAGGCACCAGGAGCGCGAACGCTGCCCTTTGAGGTAGCATTCATCCCAACTGGGAAGTTGGCAACTGGAGCGCCACCGCTAATCCCTACGTTTGGTGCGCCAGCAGGGGCACGGTTAGTGCCAGTGCCAGTGCTGTTCATCTTGACTGGAGCGTTAGCAAGTGGAGCAACACGTGGAAGTGGGGAGGCAATCTTCTCTCCACGGGCAAGTCGTCGTGCCTTGTCTAGCGCGGCGCCGATTGCTGCTACCTGCTCAGGTGTAGCGACATCGGGGTCGGTTGTATACTGACCTGGTACGCCTCGCGTACCCTCAAATGCCGCTGGGATCTTTCGTACCTTAGCCATCAATCACTCGCTCCATAATAGGTGAAGGTTGGATTCTCCAGTCCCTTCTCAGGATTACGCAATGCGTGTCGTACTGCGATTGCTAGTGCCATTACAGCATCTTGTTCAAGCTTCTTATCGTCCAGTTTATAGATCAGCAGTTGTCGCTTGAGTTCATCCCAAGGCCCACCCATTGGGAACTCAATCTGACCCTTGTCAATCACTGCCTTCAAGTCATTAAGAAGTTCTACCTTCTTAGACTTAGTACCGCCGAAGTCAAATCCTCGGAGCGGTCTAATCATTGAGAACTCCTGCTGGAAGAGTCGTCCTCCAAGTCCAGTAGAGTCCACGATAGTGGTGCAGAATGCACCGTCTTGGCTGTAGAGGAGATGTCCCTCACGAACCATATTCACGACAGCGGAAATACTCTGCTTCCCGCCGCGCTTTCTAACACGCACACCGCGCAACTTGCCGCGTTCTGTGATGTCTAGTGTGATGGCCCAGGTCGCGTCGTGTGAAATTCCTGGGTCTACTCCCTGAACATATCGGTGGCTCTTCGTTGGCTTCAGGTCATCTTCAAGCACCTTGTAGGATGCAAGGACGGACTGACTCCAGAAGAACGCATCGCGTGATTCAATAAAGAATCCGTCAATGTTCTGTGGAATAAGATATGCGGCTTGCTGGCGGACAACGTCATCAAAGTTGTCCTGCGTCAGACCGTAGCCAATGTTGTCGCGGGTGGAGAGTCGGAAGGAGATGAACTTCTCATCCTTCGCTGGGTTCTCTGGGTTACCCCGTTCCCACAGCTCCGCGTAATCGTTGATGCCTTCGCTTGGTGTCCCAATGAAGTGGAGTGGTCCACCAGTGGAGAGTCGTCGGAGGTTGAGTACCTCTTGGTAGATCATCACGAGATGCGGCTCAAACGCCGCTTCGTCAAATGAGACCCCGTTCATATCCTTACCAAGGAGAGCCTTTGCTCGATCCTGTGTGGTGCGGAAGTGGATGCTTGCTCCACCGACCATTGGATTGAACTTTACCCAGGCATACTCACCGCGATACTTCTTCTGGGTATCTACGACCTTGCCGAGTTCCTTGATGATAGCACATCCGCGTCCACGTTGCGCTGGATGGGCGCCAGATAGGATGGTCTCAATCTCTCGGAAGACCAGCTCTGCGGTCTCCTGCTGGATTCCTACGTGGTACCACTCGTATGGGGTATCTAGCCACTTGCGGTAGGAGTCTGGATCGCCTGCTTGCGGGTTGGCTAGTCCTAGTTTATATAGCGCGTGGTGGAGACACACAACAGCCATAGCAAGAGTCTTTCCAGCACGGTTCCCTGCTGAGACAACGGTCGTGATGTACCGTGGTCGATAACCCGTAGCGTCTCTCTCACTGCACGCCTTCCACCAGGCTACTTGCCCAGGATTTCCCTGAATACCCAACCAGCGAAGAGCAAAGAATTCAATGTCCTCACGTCCGCGAGCAAGATCAATAGCGACATCATTTGTTAACTGCTTCAAGACTTCCTCGCCTGTAGGCGAGATGAGATGTTCTTAGCCTTGGAGCGAGCATCTGCCTTACTGCTGGCACCCCAGGCCTGAAGCGAAAGAAGGAGTCGGGTCGGCTTCCCCTTCGCATCGCGTTCAGGACCTGGAGTATTTCCCATTCGTGCGAGGAACGATGCGCGTCGCGGATTGTCTCCGCTCTTGACTGGCGCCTTCAATGTGCCGCCAGTCTGCGACTTGTACGAGGCCCGACCCGTTGCGTTGAGACCACCCTTTGGGTTCTGTCCCTCTTTACGCTGCCACGCTGCTGTCTTCAATCTCTTACCTCATTGTGGAAATATAGTACTTCGTCGACCCTTGTGATCTTTCCACCGTGACCCGCAAGACCGTTGATGAATGTTCCGTCTGCCTCGTAGTGGCGATCCTTGTATCCAACGCTACGAGCATAAGATGTCTTAACAATGTAATTGCCAGAGGTTGAACTTCCAAGCCTGAACTCTGGAGTGGAGGACTTGCTCCATCCGCAGAAGACAACATCGCTGTCTTCCTGCGCCATCATCTTTTCGATGTAGGTCTTGTCGTACGAGTCGTCGTGGTTGAACCAGCCCGTGTAATCAGATGTCGCCAGGTCAAGCCCCTTGGCTCGCTTCTCGTGGCCCCAGTCGTTTCGGTTCGGTTCCGCATAGAATGTAGTTCCAGTGTAGAGCTTTCGCGCAATCTCACAAGGAGTGTCAGAAGCAAGTACAATGATTTCATCAGGGGGTCTACTCTGAGCGAGAAGCGCAGCAACCGTCCGAATCATTGCCGCCTCGTTCTCGTGAACAGTCACAACCGCTGTGAACGTCGCCACGGACCCTCCCAATAATGTCGCTTGTTGAAATACCCTTAGTGTATGGAATGTAGAGCATTGAGATGTCTCGCTCATCCAGCCATTCCTGGCTGATTCCCAACTGATCTATGAGCGATGCTCCAGTCCAATCGTCTCCGTGAGCGATATACTTGACCTCCTTGTCACGGATTGTGTCAATCGTCAGACCGCTGTCTTCGTCTCCGATGTTTGTGATGACATCGTCAACCCAGCGGCAGGAGCGAACCGACTCAATCCGCTCACCAAGCGTGAGGACTGGCTTTCTCTTGTATCGATCACAGAAGTCGTCGGTGTTGATTGCTACGATAACCTTGCCGTGCTGAGCGCATTGTTCAAGGAACCGTGCGTGTCCATAATGGAATAGGTCGAACGTCCCACCAACGTAGACCCAGGAGTTCATCAACCCTTAGCGAGTGCGCGGAGCTTCTTAAGGTTGGCTAGCTGCTTTGCACCAAGTGTCGTCCCGCCCTGCTTAAGATTCTTGAGTTTAGTGAGTCGTGCTGACTGAACTGCCGTTAGACCTTTCGTTGTGGATGCCATATTAAAATTTGCATTCTTTCCGAGTGTGTAGTTAATATTCTTACTAGTATCAATTCCTCCTGGAATGTCATTGCCATACTGATCGTATCCACGAAGTTTAGCAATGATCTCCATACCCTTTTCTGGCATACCAGCATTGGCCCAGTATGATGCAATCTTACTTTCGTCCCATCCATAGTTTGCACCCTCTGATTTCCCTGTTCCAGTAAGTTTTCCACCAAGTGCAAAGAAACTTGTTTCAGCATTTCTCTGGTCTGGTGTAAGTTTTGCCATTGCTGCCGCTGATCTGCGAACCATCTGAGTCGCCTTTGCCTTATACTTAGCAGACTCGTTGGCCTTAGCAAGCGGAAGCAAGTTTAATGCGTTCTGTAACTTAAGAAAGTTTATTCTTGCCTGGTCATACGAAATTTTACCAGATAGAACTGGATCTTTAGCAATCTGCTCAGCAGTTAATGGAGCTGGGCGAGTCCTTGGAGTCCTTGTTTTTGGTGTAGTACCATCAGTAGTACCAGGTTCTGCTGCAGTATCACCAGTAGTGTTCATCTGGTTAATTTGCTTTAGCACATTACCAGCGTAGTCCGTCGGTGCCTGCTCTCCGAATCGTCCCTTCCGTGCCATCTTATTCGCCCTTGTAGCCGAAGGCTACGTCGTTAGGGTTGAGCCAGCGAAGGATCACTGGGAGGAGTGCTGCGACGCCAGCGGAGATGATGCTCTTGGCAGCGTCGCCATTGAGGTCAAACGCTGACCCGCCAAGTGCGAGGAACTGCGCCACGCAGGCAGCAGCGAATGATCGACCCCAAGATGCGAGAAGTGCCTTCTGTTCCTTATTCATAGTATCTCCTACTTCTTTACGATGATGCAACGCTTAAAGGGTGCATCACCCTTGCTGGAGGCGATTGCCTTCAGTTCCTTGTCCGTCACCGTGACGGCAAACTTTTCCTTACCCTTACCAGTGAATGTTGGGTCCGCGAACTGGAATCCCTGTTCCTCGGACCAAGCTGCGGCGGTCATATGACCATACGTCGCGCCAGCGTGCCTACCGATGTATCGTTTGTGCCACGCGCTGATTGCCTGTGGCGGGTAGTTCTTTGCTGCGTCCACGTTGATGATGAGTGCTGCGCCCTTCTTGAGGCTTTCCACGCAGTCGTCCCAGTCCCTCGGATATCTGGCGTTGGCGCCAAGTACCTTGCAGGTCTTGATTAGATCCCATAGACTTGAGCCGTTGTCACTGACACCCTGCTTCTCCTTGAATCCAGTGGCCTTCTCTTTTGCTGCAATGCCCTCACCAGCGGTAATCTCCTTGCCGAGGACCCAGGAGGAAGCGCACGCTGCGCTAGACGGTCCACAGTCATCAAGTACGCCGCCAGCCTCTACGTGGTCAAGCTGTGACCTAACCTTCAATTGCATCAGGTGTCTCCTTGATCTCTGTTGCCTCTAGGAGTTGGTAGGTGGCGACTCCGCCGAGGATGCCTGCAAGGGTGAGTGCGATCTCTCGGTCAGCACCCTTTTCCTGGCGGCGGTCAATCATCTCCTGTGCGCGGAGTCCTTCAGCGAGAGTCGGAGTCATTAGACCCTCTTCAACTGCTGAGTGGACGTAGTCGCGGACCAGTCCTGCCAGATCACCGCTGCCCTTGATCGTCTTCTGCTGCTTCTGCATCACCTTGACGGCCTGCTGGCGAAGTCTCTCGTGTGGCTCGGTTAGATGTTCACGCTTATGCTTGCCGAGAGTTATTCGGCTAATGTACTGGGCGTTCTCTTCAAGCCATTCGGAGATTCTTTGATCGGGGACCTGGTCCCTCATTTTCTTATTAATCGTCTCCACCAGCGGGCTGCGGCAGACGTGGCAACCAGTGAGGACAGGGGCAAGTTCTGTCATTCTTCTTGGACTGGTGGCCAAACGATGGAACCATCATTTATACCATTGACAAAGCTAGATGCCCAGGCTTCTGCACCAGCGTGATCTTGCCAAGGACCAGGATTATCAATGGTATTACCATCCTGATCTTTAACAATCACTTTGAAGTCCTCTGTAATTTCATATGAGTATGTCATCTGCTACTAATCGATGCCTTCCCAGCACCAAGAAGAATGTAGTTTCCATCAGTAGCCAAGATATATACATTTTCATTTGATATGCCAGTTGATGTAATTGCGCTTCCCGAAGTAAATGCGCTCGTTGGGAGCGAGGATGCGCTTTTACTGTATTTTACAGTTGTTACACTTAATGTTGCCTGAGCAATAATAAATACACCATTACACTTATTAATTGCAACACCAATTCCAGCAGTTAGGCCACTAGTAATTTGTGTCCAGGTAGTTCCATTTGATGAGTATGCAGCCTTTCCATTGGCTCCAGATGCTACCCAATAAGAACTCTCTGTATCATACATTACAAAGTCAATATCGTCTGCACCAAATGAACTTGTCCTTGCTGTCCAGGTTAGACCATCTGTTGTTGTTGAAAGGAGACCACCATCTCCAACTCCAACCATTGTGGTACCGTCTGTTGCAGCCCAATTAATACCATTGGTTGGGTACCCAGCAGCATTGCTTACTGTTGTAAATGTTCCAGAAATTGACGATGAATAGCCATACTTTTTTATTGTTGAGTTAAGAAAAACATAGTATGTTGAACCAAAATAACACATAGAACTTACTCTAGCTGTTGCTTCGAATACTGAACCGCTTGTTGGAGTTACTGATAAATCAGTAGAATATCTCCACGCTCCATCTGGGTCACCTGTTGGCAAAAAGTAATATCCATTCCAGTATTGTGGCTTAGAGTTAGGATTGGCTGATCCAGCATATGATGCTGTTGTCCAAGAAGATAAAATATTTGATTTGTATACTAGATTATCGGCTCCACCAAACCAGAATCCTCCTCCATAATTTAAATTTTGTGCCTTAGTTCCAGATGCTACAATTAGAATTTCAGTTACAGATGTGCCAATTGAACCCTGCTTTGCGCCAGCGGATGCAATGGTTCCGAATGGCATTAGGCAATGTCTCCGACAAGAATCCACGTATTTGTAGCGGTCTTAATGAGTGATGCTGATGACCACTGCGCACGAAGTGTAAGGCCATATGTCCTCTGGACCGTGACACCAGTACCAGCAGCAACCGTTAGAGTTCCAGTACCAGCCCTAAGAAGGTGGACTTGGTCGCCAATATTAAATGCAGCAGTTGAGTTTGGTGGAACAGTAATCACTAGATTTGATGCGGAGTTAACGTAGAGAAGGTCATCTTTGTCTGTCAACGCAATCGTTGTACTTGCAGTAATTGTTGTCACTGCAATAATTCCACCGCCAGCAGCTACGGAAAATGTTGCTCCACCAGATCCATTGGCAGTAAGAACCCAACCACTTGATCCACCAGTCGAATCAATTTTTGCAGTGTTTACCGCAGCGGCATTGATCTTCGCTGCAACTACCGCATTATCTGCTAGTTCAGCAGAAGCAACCGAGGCGTCAATGATCTGACTTGCGCCAACAGATGCTGCCGCAAGGTGTGTAGAGTTGACACTTCCAGTGGCAATAGCAGCAGACCCTACTGCACTAGCGGCAATGGAGGCCGAAACGACTGCTCCAGTTGCGAGGGCAGCAGAACCTACTGCACCAGCAGCGATCTTTGCTGCAACGACGGCATTGCTTGCAAGGGCGGCAGAGTCTACTGCTCCAGCAATGATGTCGCCAAGTGCAACAGCATTTGCAGAGATGTGAGTGGAATTAATAGCACCAGCGGCAATGTGTCCGCTCGTAACCTGTGATGCAGCAATCTTGGCAGAAACGATGGCGTTATCTGCAATGCCGACAGAGGTCAGTGCCTGGGCAACCCACCCAGAGGATGTGCTGCTGTAGACAAGTGGCAGGGCCGTGCTGACTCCGCCGACGAATACGTCGTGGAGTTCGTCAAGTTCATATCCATTCTGCACCTTGACCACGATTTCGCCTGTGCTGACGTTTGCCTTGGTGACGACTCCGAGGTAGACGCTGTGACTTGGCTCTGCTGGTGGTGCGTTAAAGACGTATGAGCCTGGGGTATTCCCAAGCCAGACCGATGATCCAGCAGATGCTGCTGATGTGTCGATGTTGGAGAGCTGACCATCCTTAATAACATATCCAAAGTCGTTATTTGTCAGCGTTGAGGCAAGGATTCCAAGGGTCTTGCTTGATGTTGCCTCAGTTGAGGCGGAGGATAGACCAATGAGGGCGTTTGTCCCGTCAGCACCAGTGACGTAGACCACTGAACCCTTAGCAATCGTTGACCCAGAGGAATTCTTGACGTAGGATCGGAGGACTTCGGTGTTGGTTGCGCTCGTTGCCCCAGTGATTGCCGACTGGTCAATGCTAACAGAGACAGTACCACCAGAGATGGCGGCAGAGATCGGTGAGACGCCAATGACCGAGGTGAGGCTTGACGTAGATGCTGGGGTCCAGATTGTGCCACCAGTGCCATCTGCGGCAAGCAGATAGCCGTTTAGTGCCGTAGTGGACGATAACGAGATAGTCTTTCCACTGGTGGTCGTTGTAAGTGCAATCGGAAGTGACGCAGAGAGCGTGGAGGTAGATACCTCATTCTCCAGCGTCTGGAACTCATTGGTGTCAATCCAGACAAGGGTAGGCTCTACTGGAGCGATGTCGGCATCAAACTCCTCGTAGAGCTGGTCAGGGATGGAGAAGACAGTCTCCGCTGGACCCTGGATATCATATCCATTCCAGTGGAGGTCAATTGCTCGCCCAAACTTAAATGTTGCCATTACTACCCCTTATGTGTATTGGTATTAGGAAGCGCCGTACTTTTTGGTCTCAGCGACCTTCATCTTGCGCGTCTCGCCCTTCTCGTGCTTCTTCTGAGCAGCCTTGCTCATTCCGCGCTGATCCTTGGCTACGCCGCCCTTGACGACAACCTTACCCTTGCTCTTCACGTTCTTTCCCTTCGACTTGCCAGCAGAAGCAAGCGCCATCGCAATGGCCTGCTTCTGTGGATGACCTTTGTGCATCTCCATCCGAATATTCTCGGAGATGACCTTCTTAGATGAACCTTTCTTGAGTGGCATTAGTATCCTGCTTCCCTATTCATCTTGTTGGTTGCATCAAGCAAACGACGGCGATTGCCCTTTGGCTTGCTCCAGTCAGGAATGAACTTCTCTCCAAGGTTCTTCTTGCCCTTGAGCGCAGCAGCCTTCTTCTTTGCCGCGACCTTCAGGCGCTTATTTCCAGCAGCACTGTCTGGATTGAGCATCTTCGGCATTACTTTTCTCCAAATGTTGGGAGTGGCAATAACTGTGCCACAACAGTTGAGAGCGAATCTGCTCCCCGTTCCGATTCTACGTCCCACACGTGGGACAGAATCTCAAACGCCGCACTCCCTAACGGCTTCTCCAGTGTATCCACTAGGCGCTCGACCCCTGCGTAGTGGCAATGGATTAACTCGTGGGCGACGACCCTTCTGATTTCTGTCGCCTTCTCCTTCCAGATATCTGGTGAGAAGCGAATGGTCGCCTTGTACAGGTTTTGGCTTACCTCGATGTCCGCCCAAGCGTCCTCCGATGCAGCTTCCTTAGATACCGTAAGTTCCCAATGGCCGAGTCCCATTAGCCTTGCACAGCGGTTGACGTATTCGGTTACCGCTGTCGGCATAGAACCCCCTCTTAAACGGTCGTTTTGTAACTATTTAGCGTCCGCGCTTTGGTGTCTTATATTTAGCAAGTTTCTTTGCTACTTCAGATGCAGTCTTTACCCGATTCATACCAGACCTAGTCTTTGATCCCTGAATCATAGTGTCAAGAAGGTTCTGACTCTTGAATCGACCAGCACCTTCATTCGTCAAGTCTGCATATTTGTCAAACGTACGGATGTCCCTTGATCCACGAAGAAGGCTTAGCGCATCTCCACCTTTTGATGGTAGTCGTGGGAATACCGACTCGGATGAAACCCTTGCCCTCTGCCCAGAAGCAAGGGTCCTTGGGGAAAGGTTTGATGCCATCGTTGGCCCTCTTTTTCCAGCAAGGTTTCCAGCCCTAATTGAGCCAAGTTCCTTTGCTGCAAGTCGACCTTCAACTGCTTCTGCCATACGGAATTTTCCAGCGGCACGAAGGGCACCAGCAGCCTTCACGACCTTCCCAAGTGGAAGTGCCATTGCGAGGCCAAATGGATCGACCTTAATGCCCTTGCGGCTAACGTCAACGCCAGTGACCTCACGGACTAGACCACGAGCGGTCGCCCGTGCTGCCCTAGGAAGCTGTCGATTGCGTGCGGCGAGACCAGCAACGCCCAACTGCTTGCGGGCGGCGTTCTCCTGCGCAACGTAGTCAGAGGTACCAGGCAGCATCTTTGCCTTGGAGGTCGTGATGCTGGTGTACTTCTTGGCAGCAACGTTGCCACCCTTACGACGAAGCTTAGCCGAGGCAGCCTTTGGGGCCACGGGCTTCTTCATCCCAGTATTCTTATACCCTGACCCATAGCTCTTATCGACTGCCATTACTTTCTCCTATGAGGGTGTCCCTCTACTAAACCAGCCTAGGGGCTGGTATGACGAACCCAGATTAAGCGTAAGACCGAATTCTAGGAGGTCGGGTTCGTTGCCCCCTCTTTGTCTCCCCCATATAACCACGAAAAGGGGGGTGTTTTGACAAAAGTTGCATTATTAAGGTTTCTTAATAATAGGGAGGAGGTCGACCAGCTTGTCAAGGGTTCTTTATCAGGGGGTTGGCCCGCCTTATCAGTGGGGTGTTCAGGTGCGGGAGGGCATTCCACCCCCAAACCGAACGCCCGTTCTATATGCTCGGGGGGGAGGGGTGGCACAAATTGTGCCATCGTGCGGATACTGGGGGGGAGTATACCCCGATACGCCCGAGGTGGGGGATAGTGGGCGAGCTGGTAGGGGATTATCGAGGGGGATAGCCCGAGCTATGAGGGAGGGGAGGGGGGGCGATACCCCCTAGCCCCTAGCTCATACCCCCTAGCCCGTACCCGTAGGCCATACCCCCCGAGCTAGGCCCGCACGCCGTAGGCCCCCCAACGCGCCACGCTACGCCCCGATGATCCACGGCCCGCCCCGATACACCGCCCCGCCCCCTATCGGGCCGCTACGGGCCGCCCTAGGCCGTATATATAATATTCATTATGAATATTGGTAGGGTACTTGACGAGCTACACGCGGCCCCTTAGTCTTACCCTAGCGGCCGAGCTATACCCTACGTGTAGCTCGTACCCGCCGAGAATAAGGGGGACGCTATGAATAAGGTAAGCGCATACGAGCTGGGCCGAGTAATGGGCGTAGCTCGTGGGCAATCAATCAACGGGGCCGCAACGCCCGCCGAGCTGGCCGCCGTCGAGGTCGCCACGCTCACGATGATCGAGGCCGTACGGGCCGAGGCCATCGGCGGCAATATCAACAACTACGAGGAGCACGAGGAGCTCGTGCGCGGCGTGCGGGACGGCCAGAACTACGCAATGGGCCGAGCTACGAAGCTTGGCGAGGCCGCCCGCGCCTAGCGGGTACACGGGGCGGGGCCGAGCTGGCCCCGCCCCCTAGCATATGAGGGGGAAGCTATGAGCTACGAGCTGGACGATATCAAGGGGGACGAGAATCTCATCGAGGCGATGGGCGAGCAATACGCGGGGGACGGCCGCACGTACGCGGACGAGCTAGCGGCGGCCGATACGTGGGCCGCCGTATATGAGGCCCTCGTGGGGGCGTGCGCGGTAGCACGTATGAGCGGGGACTATTGCGCCGCGGAGAATATCCGCGAGGCCGTGGGCCGCTACCACGCCGAGCTCATCGAGGGGCGCACGTGCGCTATATACGCCCGCCAGCTCGCGCAATGGGTTGCGCACGCTACCCGCTAGGGGTATGATCGAGGGGCGGGGGGGCCGCGTTGCGGCCCCCCTAGCCCGATAGGATAGGGGGACGATATGGCAAGAATCAAGCTACCAGCGGCCTACGAGAATCGGGCCGCCTACGAGGATCGAGCGGCCGAGCTGGCCGCCGAGCTGGACGGCGGGGCGGGTGTATTGTGTGGGATTCTTACCCGCTACCTCGGCCCTACTAACAATAGAGGGAGCAGGATCGTAGCCGAGCTGGCGGGCGGCGCGGGCCGCCCTAGCGTAGCCGTAGGCTACCCGTACGCGCTCAACGAGCTAGGCCGCCACACGTTAGCGGCTATGGCCCTCGTGGACGCGCTCAACGAGCTAGACGGCCCCGATAGCCTCGATCATATGAGGATCAAGGGGGCGTGCGCTACGGCCGAGGGCTACGCGTTCACAATCGGGCGAGCATAGCCGAGCAGGGGGGCCGCGTTGCGGCTCCCCTAGCTCATAGCACGAAGGGGGAGAATATGAGCAACGGGACGCTATCGACGGCGGCGGGGGTCCGCCGCTATATGAGGGCCGTAGGGTCCAAAGCGGCACGGCGTAGCACGCCCGTGCTGGTGTATGAGGGCGAGCGGGGCTATGCGCTAGGGGCGCACGTAGCCGAGGGCGCGAGCGTATACGCTGGCGATACCGCAACGGCGCACGCCGCCGCTAGGGGGCTATTAGTCCCCGCGCGGGTTATTACGGGCGCACGTATCGACGCGCTACTATCGGCGGGCGGCGAGCTGGCCGAGCTGGTACGGGCGGCCGATATCGTAGGCGGCCGAGTTGATGAGGCCACGCGGCCCGTTGAGCTGGCGGGCGCGTTGAGCGTTGAGCTGGTAGCGGGTCAAGGGTGGGGGATAGACGGCCTCACGTGGACGGCGCGGGCCGCTTCACGGGATACCGCCACGCGGCCGATTATGGCGGCCGTGGTAGTCGAGGCCTACGCGGGGCCGTTCGGGCTACGCCCGCGCTACGTTGCGGCGGATAACTACCGCCTCCACGTATACGGGGACCGCGTACCAACGGCCGAGGCGACGGGGCTAGTACCCTACGCGCTGGCCGAGTACGTAGCCGAGCTGGCGGGGTCTACACCCCGTGTACGGCGCGGCGATAGGGCAACGAGGCCGAGCGCGTGGATCGGGCGCGGGTCCGCTACGTGGTATGGCGAGCGGCACGGGTCCCTGCTCATTGAGGCCGAGGGGGTAGCCGTGCGATCCGAGGATAGGGGCGCACGCTATCCCGCGTTCGAGTCCATTATCCCTAAGGGCGGCACGCATACGGCGCGGGTATCGCTACCCTCGGCGGATATGGTCCACGCCCTACGGGGGACGCTGGACGCGGCCAAGCTCATCGCCGCACGGGCGGGGGATACGCTGGCCGAGCGGGCCACGTACGCGCTAGGGCCTAACGGCCTAGCCGTAGCCGCCCTCACGGGGCGGCCCGCTACCGAGGGTGAGGCCGTCCACGTATGGCCCTACGGGCTACACGTTGAGGGTAGCGGCGAGGCCACGATGGCCGCCGAGTACGTGCTGGACGCGCTGGCGGATCGGCACGGGGCGCACGTTGAGCTGCTGCTACACGGCGAGTATCGGCCCGTCATCATTAGCGGCCCGCTATCGGGCGGGGCGAGCGATTATACGGCCGTCATAATGCCCCTACGGGGGCTAAGGGATAGCCGCGCCGCCGAGCTGGCGGGTATCGAGGCCCGCGAGCTAGTAGCGGCGGGCGCGTAGGGTATAGGGCAGGGGGCGGCGTTAGCCGCCCCCTAGCTCATAGCATAGGGGGATACGATGAGCGAGTCGATGAGCTGGCAGGATAGCGGCAACTGGATTGAGTGTACGTGCGGCAACGCCGTCCATACGGGGGGATTCTATCCCGCCGATAGCGCAACGGGGGCCGAGCTAGAACCAGACGCGGGAGGCCCGTGGGATCAACGCACGTACGTATGCGGCGGGTGCGGGGTGTACGGCGTACCAGCTACGCCCGCCGCTAATGCTAGGTGTTTTGAGTGCGGCAGGGTAGGCGGGTCGCTCGATGAATCGGCCTCACTATGCCGCGAGTGCGAGCGGGTAGTGTTTGATGATCGGCGCGGCGTAGCACGAGTGCGGCGCAACCCCGCCGAGGCTACCGAGTGAAGCTCTACGCCTACGCCCTCACGCTGGGCCTCGTGGCGAGCGTTGCGTTGGGCCATATCTACGACGGGGGGCGGGTAGGGCCGTCCCCCGTACTCCTCTACGAGGACGCGGCCGCGCTCGTCCCTGACCCTACGCCTATGGCGTACGGCGTGAAGGGTCGAGCTACGTGGTACGCGGCCCGTTGCCCTGATGGCGTGAGCTTCTTAGGGCGCACCGATACGTGTCTGCCCTACGTCGCCAAGCGGGACGGCGGACGGGGTGGCGAGCTGGTGTCCTATGCCGCCACGGGGTGGTATCGCTATGGTATGGCCCCAGTTGAGGCCATCGTATACTTCCACGCAACGGGCCGCTCGGTGCGGGTCGTAGTGCGTGATTATTGTGATGCGTGCGCGAAGGGTCGCGCCGTGATCGACCTATCGCCTACGGCGTTTTTAGCAGGGGGCTTGACGCTGGGGCAAGGGGTTGCTAGGGTGAGCGTGCGCTACTTAGGCGCACGATAGTAGAGAAGGGGGAAGCGATGAATAGCAAGCTGTTCGAGCATATCAAGAGGACGCAGAAGGAGAATAAGCGCCGCCTATTCTGGTGGCGTATGACGCTGGCGTGGCTGGCGTTCTCCATCTTTATGGCAGGGGTAGCAGTCGGGAGGATGTCGGTATGAAGCTTAGCGAGGGGTTTGAGGTGTCGTGCGATGGTTGCGATACTATTCTTAACGATCCAGAGGATATCGTCGTGGGCTATTGGGACGGCGATTGCTTTATTGCCGAGGGCAACAACAGGGAGAGCAAGACATATTGCTTGTCGTGCGCTCCTTGTGAGTGCGACGATCACGAGAAGTATGCGCCGCATACTGCGGAGAATATTGAGAAGAAGGGGGTAAGTGTATGAGCGCAAGCGCAGAGGTTCATATTGCGGTAAGTCGTCCGTTTGACGACGACGCCGTGAGCAAGATTGTGGAGGACCATCTTTGCGATATCGGTATGTCCGATTGGGAGGTGGCTAGACTACAATCTGGCGCACTATGGGACAGCAAGGGCCATAGCGTTAGCTGGGACGTATTTGAGCAGAGCTGGGCTGATGGTCTGGTGAAGGCGATTTATGAGGTCGCACCAGAGGCAGACACGGAGGTCTACGTCTACAACCTAGAACGAGAGGCCGACGTGGTATCTCGTACGATTATGGTGAAGGAGGGGGCAGTATGAGCAACAAGATCGAGGAAGGTCTGGTCTATCACGATTGTTTTGGTTGCGGCAAGGAGTTCAGGGAGGACGATGTATCGTGGGCAACCGAGGACGGCAACCTTACGATGATCAAAGGCAACCCGTACTGCGATTCGTGTTTGCCAGAGAAGGAGGACGACGATGAGTGAGGACTATGGTCTAGCCGTATCTTCCTGCTGCTATTGCGGGGAGTATGTGGTCGAGGGAGCAGACAACGCACGAGAGAACGACGAAGGTATGGTTCATACGTGGTGCTTTGATAAGTATAGCGAGGAGGCGAAGGCAGAGGCCTTTGCTTGGAGCGTAGAAGATGCTGCCATTGAGGCGGCACAAGAGAAGGAGGAGGCAGTATGAACCCGAAGATCGCTGAACATAAGGATCACGAGTTGTCCGTTGCTTCGTATGGGCAAGGTGATGATACCTACAACATTGCGTTAGAGTGTGAAACTTGTTGGACGATTATCTTCGACAAAGATGTTTACTCATCAGACGAGGCCGATCAACTGGCAGATAAGTATAGGGAGGAAGCGGGACTATGAAGACCGAGGAGTTCTATTGCTGGAACTGCGGGACGCAGTTTGAGGCAGAGGGATATCTACCTGGCAAGAGCTGGACGCGGGTCTGCCCTAACGAGGCGCAGCACGGCAACAGCCTGACCATTGAGGCGGCCGTACGCCTCATCAAGAAGTCAATGGGGAGGTTCTTCACCATCGCGTTTACCAAGCGCAGCACAGGCGAGCGACGGGTAATGACCTGCCGCCTCGGTGTACACAAGTACCTGAAAGGTGGCAAGAAGGCGTACGACCCTGAGAAGTTGGGGCTGATGATTGTATGGGAGCCGAAGTCGGCAGAGTACAAGTCGATCCCTACGGACGCCATCACGGAGCTTCGCTTCGCTGGAAGGAAGTATCAGGTGGTCAAGTGATTCAGGATTTATGGTGGTTCGCAAAGGTCATACTATTTATTTTCATCATCGGTATTGTTGGCGCGGCAGGTGGGAGATGAGTGAGTTTGCGAAGGACTACCTTTGGTTCTTTCTGATTATCTTTATGATGGCTGCGTCATCGGCGGGTCAATGAACGACATTGACTACGCCTACATCGTTGCGTCTAAGATCGTGGAGCGGGAGATGGCGTGCGCGGACGACCATTGGAACGACGAGATGGGGACGCGCCCAGATAGCGAGTGGCATACAGGGTTCCATCAGGAGGCTGGTGTCGTAGAGTTCTCTGGTCGTCCGTACCTGCCCGATAGGGATCATTGGGTGCGTGCCTACTTGGAGGCAGAGGCTGAGGTCATAGAAATGAGGGCAAGCGGACACGCTCGCGCTCGTGCTATACTCGACCTCCCCTACGAGATGGCATTTACCTGCGACGACTGCCGCCTCTGGGCGTTCGTCGGGCATCGTGATACGAAGGACTCGTTCTCTGAGGAGGAGCGACACGGCCCGCTCTTTGAGGTGCGTAGCTGCGACCCCGACGCGGTGCGCAAGATTCACGGCAAGCCCTTTGACCCTAACGGAGCGTGGGATCGGGAGCCGATCATCTACGAGCAGGAGGTATCGGGAGAGGACTTGCGCAGGAAGCGCAGCGGGAAGTACAAGGCGGAATACAATGCCCAACGCAGGGCGAAGTACGCAGCAGAGAAGGAGGCGCGACGTGCGGCAACCACCGAGGAGCGTTGAGGCGGAGGCTGGACTCATTGGCTCGTGCCTGATTGACGATGGCGTGATGACGTACGCTTCGGACATCTCGCCCGACGACTTCTCTAAGAACTCACACCGCCTAGTATGGAAGGCGATGCTGGCCTTGTCGTCGCGTGGCGACGTAATGGACATCGTGTCTGTTGGCGAGGAGCTGGTGCGTCAGGGTACGCTTGACGACGTTGGTGGATACACGGCGTTGCCTGACCTTGTGGCGGCGACACCGACGAGTGCCAACGCGCAGCACTACGCCGACTCTGTCCGCACAAAGGCGACGCTACGGCGTATCCTCACGGCGGCGACCAAGATCGCGGAGATTGCCTACGCCGACCCTGCTGACGCTGACGAGGCGCTGGACAGGGCAGAGGCAGAGGTCTACGCCATCACCCGCACGATGAAGAAGAACGACTTCGCTGGGATGCGGACGCTGGTGGACGATGCCATCAGCAAGTTGGACTGGGTACGACACAATCGAGGGACGGCGCAGGGCATCAGTTCTGGGCTGGCGCAGCTTGACGAGATGACGGGAGGGTGGCAGAGGTCTGACCTCACGATCCTTGCGGCTCGTCCGAGCGTGGGTAAGACGGCGATGGCGCTGAACATTGCGCAGCACGCTGCCATCAAGGAGGGCAAGCGGGTCGCCATCTTCTCACTGGAGATGAGCCGCGACCAGTTGGCTACTCGTCTGATGGCTGGTGTCTCTGGCGTGGACATCTTCCGCATCAGGCGCGGCGACGTGGAGGGTATCAACCTTGCGCGTATCGCAGCGTCAGTCTCACACCTAGAGGCGGCGACCATCTTCATTGACGACTCCCCTGTGGCGTCGCCTGTGGACTTGCGGTCAAAGGCACGTCGCCTATCATCAGATGGCGGGCTGGACCTCATCATCGTGGACTACCTACAACTGATGATGCCAACCAAGCAGACGAAGGACGGCAATCGCGTGGTCGAGACGAGCGACATCAGCCGAGGGCTGAAGGCGATGGCGCGGGAGCTGAACGTTCCCGTGATCGCGCTGTCGCAGTTGTCTCGTGCCGCAGAGCATAGAGAAGGAGGTCAACCACGACTGGCTGACCTCCGAGACTCTGGTGCGATTGAGCAGGACGCTGACCTCGTGATGCTTCTATGGCGTCCCAACGGACAGGAACACGGACAAGCCAACGAGAAGATCAAGCTGTCCCTTGCGAAGCATCGCAATGGACCGACGGGTGAGATTGACTTGACGTTTGTCAAGGCTACGACCACATTCACGGAGGGATGATGAGGCACGCATCATTCTTTAGCGGCGTAGGTGGTCTAGACCTTGGCTTTGAGCGAGCTGGAATCCGCACCGTCAGCGTCAGTGAGATTGACCCATACGCCAACGCGGTGTTGGCAGAGCGATTCCCAGACGCTCCGAATCTGGGAAGCATCACGGAGGTGGAAGCAAATGACATCCCAGAAGCAGACATCTGGTCAGGTGGGTTCCCCTGCCAAGACCTCAGCGTCGCAGGTAAGAGATCAGGATTTTCTGGTGATCGAAGCTCGCTTGCCTTCACATTCCTCAACCTTGTGGAGCAACGACGACCTCGGTGGTTGGTGCTGGAGAACGTCCCAGGTCTGCTCACTTCCAACGATGGACGAGATTTCCTCAGACTCCTCCGTGAAATGGACGACATCGGGTATTATGTCTCGTGGAGAAGTCTCAATGCTAAATACTTCGGAGTCCCCCAAAGAAGGAATAGGGTCTTCGTTGTCGCGCATCTTGAACCAGGTCGCACCGAGCAGGTTCTATTTGAGTGCGAAGGCGGCTGCGGGCATCTTGCGCCGAGCAGCAAAGCGAGGGAAGAAACTTCCTCAAGCTATGCAAGAAGCACTTCAGGCGATCGATGGCTCACAAATATCGGTACCCTCATCGGTGCGGCGGCTAACGCCGACAGAGTGCGAGAGGTTGATGGGGTGGCCAGACGGCTGGACGATAGCATCATCTCGTTTCCGTCAAGATACAGCAGGCAGCCGACAAAGTTCAACGATCAAACCGATCCGCTGACCATAGCTGCTGGCGCACCTGCGGTTGTCATTCCCCAACAGGGAGTGGGAGGAGATGATGCTGAACCAATCGGCCTAGACTCCAACCGATACAAATGCATTGGCAACGGCGTGGTGGCTCCAGTCGCTGAATGGATTGGACGGCGCATTGTTGCCGTGGATATGCTAAAGTAATCCCGACGGGCGGTCCCCCTGCCCGACTAAGATCCCCTGATGGCTCCTCCCATCAGGGGATCATTCTTTTTCACACGCTGGACAAGTGCCGAAGTACTTCCCAGAGTGATCGTGCAGAGCTGAAAGCGGCAGGTCGGATGGCATCTCTCGACCAATCAGTGTCTCATAGACGATGCCGTTCTCACGACACCATCCGCGCAGGGACTTACCCTCTTTCTTTGCCGCCTCGCGGAAGAGTTCCCTGACCTTCTGATCGTCTTCGCTCACGGATCATCTCCAATGCTAGGTAAAGACCGAGTGCCACGAACTGGCGTTCGCCGTGGCTGAGTTGGGGTAGGACACCTGTCCCTATGGAAACGTGGCTCTCCGTGGCTCCTAGACCCTCTAGAAGCGATTCTACGGAGGCTTCTAGGGGGTCTGGATCAGTAAGATTCCCCACTGTCGGGGTCAAGTTCTAACTGCGACCACTCCTCTTCAATGAGGGAGACGAGGATCAAGCAGTAGTTGGCGGCGTCCATCAGGGCATCGCGGACGGATGGGTGCGCCAGCTCGCGCTTAGACTCTGCCGACAGGACAATGCGACCCTTCACGACCTGACCATTAAGCGCCTTGCGAATGCGGCTCATCTTGTCATCGTTGAGACGAGAGAAGACACCAGGGATGCCAAGGTTCTCAATGTTGCTCGGACCGTATTGACCCTGACGCTGGACAAGGATGTCCCGCGCTTCGTCGTAGAGTCCTTGGAAGTAGACCTCAAAGTCCTTCGTCATTATGCTCCTCGTAGATTCGTTCGAGCCACTTGGCCTTCGCTTGTCCGACGACAAACCAAGCGACTGCAACTTTCTTGCGACATCGCTGGCATTGGAATACTCGTAGTGTGTATTCTCTAAGCGCCTGAGGAGGTCGTCGGAGCGGTCTGATCTCTCCTTCGCACCTGTTGCACTTGAGTCCAAGGTTCACTTCTTCCGTTCTGCTGCGAGTACTGCGATGAGTCCAGCAGCGAGCGGACCAAACGGAACTGGGGCAAACGCACCAAGAGCAGCGGCAATGCCATAGACCAAAACGATACGCGAGTTCTGCGTTGCCACTGGTGCGCTAATGATTTGACGAATCGTCGGCGGGATGATCTGCTCGTTGTCCTCGTTAGGTTGCGTAGCCAAAGTCGACCTCCTTGATGATGGCGTTGGCGGCATAGGCTGCCAACTGTTCCTTGTTTGGTTGACCCTCAAGGCCATCCAATAGAAGCTTAAAGATATGGAGCCATACCTGCGAGACAAGTACGGCATCAGGCTTGCGCTTGCGCGCAGGGACTGCCATTACTCTGACTCTAGTGTTCGGAGCAGGTCGTCGCCAGCACGCTTCCAGTTGGCAAGCGTCTCGCTTGTACCGTCCGTCTTGACTGATGGTGCAGCCTTGTCCTTGTCGCTGATGATGAGCTGCGCTCGGATCTTCTCAAGGTCAGCCTCAATGTCTGGCAACCCGATGTAGGAAATACCGATCTCGTGTTCTGCTCGATAGATGTCGGTTGTTGCGTAGGTCACAGTGGTGTCCTCAAGTGCGAGGAAGCCACGGCCCCACCACCACGGGGCATAGAAGACCTTGCCGTCCCCAGCCTCCATCGTCTCAGAGATGACCTTGCCATACAGGACAGAGGTTGGATCAAGGTTCACGGCATAGACGATAGCCTTGCCGCTGGCGATCCACATTGACTTGTCCATCAGGCGCTGGGCGTGGATGCCACGGAAGGTTCCGCCAAGCGACCACGACATATTGATCTGGCTGAAGTTGAATCCCTTGAGGACTTCGCTGAAGTAGCCTCGACTATCCTTGAATACGTTTGCCTTAATGACTCGTGGCTCAAAGCTCATCGCTAGTCTCCTTCCCATAATGCTGGACAAAGTCGTCAAAATCTATAATCGCCAGCGCCCGACGACGAGTACCTGCTCCTGGCGAATCACCAACCACAAGGACTGCCAACTGGTCAGCCTTTGGGTTAAGTTCTCTTAACCATTTATCTAGGCGTTCTGGGTACGACAGGCCGACCTTACATTGGATCACAAAGTGTCGAGCCTCTACGTCGTTCTTGCCGCCATACATCCCTGTCCTTGTGCCGTTCAGCCGAGCAGCGACCTCGCGCTCAAAGCTATTGCCGCGCTGCCTAGCCCTGGCCCCGCGACGGGACCGCTCTGCATTCGCATCATCTATTGCCAAGTCCTTCATCTTACCCACGCTTGACCCTCGCTAACTGGACAGTGCGCCTGCCCACTTCTACCTTGTCGCCAAGTTCTATTATTGCAGCGGCGATCAGTTCCTTGTTCAGGACTCGGTTCTCAATGGTCTCCCGAAGAAAGAACCAACCCTCTGGTGCAACTCCGCTATCATAGCGTACCGACAGACCAGCCCAGATCCTCCCGTACCGACCGTCAAGGAGGTAGCAGATGTCTCCGTTCTGGACAATGTCCAGATCATCGTCGATCACCCGCGCACTGCGGGTTACTTCGTATCTAAGCACTTCTTGTGGACCCAGCTATACAAGCTAACCTTGCGCGGACCATCAAAGCTAATCGTCCGTAGCGCCGTGCCGTCAGCGTGCTTCTCAATCATTGAGTTGCATTTGGTGCAGTGCCGTGGCGCGAAGACCGCAATCTTCTTGCCCGACTGCTGCTGCTTTACTGCCACATTGACTCCATTGCACGCTGGCCATCCTGAGCTTCGTAGAGTCGGATGGCAACGGCATTCGCGGAGTCGTCCATAAACACCGCCACCATCCGACAGAGTTCCCGTGGGTCAATCGCGCAGAACGGGCAGCCACCGTCGTGCTGACCTTGGGACTTGAATGTTGAGATGCGAGCCAAAGCGCAGCCTGCTGCTGCCACTGCATCCTCTGGCTTGGTAATCATTCCTTGACTTCCATCGGCGTCCAGATCAACGGCGAGCAGTCGCGCACCGTCACATCTTCATACGCCTTGCCCTCGTACTCGCGTACGTTGCGGGACTCGCCCGTCACGTGAACGCTTGGGCGCTTGTCGCTTGGGTTCTTGGTGCGAGACTCCTGTGTCTTGTAGTAGATCTTGTAGAGATGCTCCTGCGTCTTCTTGTCAAAGACGGTGAGCGTCAGGTAGACATACTTGGCACCTGGCTCTTCGCCGCGTGTCTCCTTGTCCGCTGACTTCCACTGCTGGAACTCATTCGTGGAGCGGGAGGCGAAGAACTCGATGGCCTTCGTGCCAGTCTTGAACTCCTTCTCCTTTGGCTCCTTCTTGTCAGACAGCCATACGTTGTACGCTACCTGTGGACCTCGTGCAAATTCTGCCATCTTAGAACTCCAAATCATTCAGGTCGGGCTTCTTGTCTGGGGCGGGAGCGACCTTCTCCATATCCCCAAAGATTGCTTTCGCTGATTCAGCTACGCGATACGGAGCAGCATCAACCTCTGGATCATCACCCGTTGGGATGAGGAACCCTGTGAGCAGCGCGTACTTCAGTGCGCCAGTCGCAGCCTTATATGCCGCCTTGTCGCCTGAGTCTGCGCCTGTGCCGATTGACTGGAATGAGAGGGTCTCGCCCGTCTCGCCATCCGTCAGCGTCCACGTGAAGCGAAGCGTTAGCAGCGCCTGCTTGCCGCTTGGCGTCACGCCCTCACTGATGACATCAATGTTGGTCGGCGTCATTGAGACGCTGAGCTTTGACAACTGCTCGCGCACCTTGTCGGCAACTGCCGATGCCTGCACGAACTTGTATCCTTGTGCTGAGTTAGTTCCTGTTTTCGCAACGTACCCGACCGCCTCCATAACCTTGGCAATCTTGGCTGCGAGTTTGACTGGCTGCGTCATCCTCTACACTCCTTCAACCACTGGCAACCCTTGCAGGGCCATTCCGCCTTCATATCCTTCCCCCTTCGGGACGGCAAGCGAGGCGGCTTGCGCTTGCTGAAGTATTGTAGCACCTTCAGGATGCGAAGGGCGCGGTCGCGCCAGCCACGGTCTAATCTGAACTCAAGGAGCTTGAAGTCCTCGGCGGCGGCGTAGATGACACGCGCCTCGACTGGCTCGCCCAACTCCTTCTCTAGGATGTAGGCATAGACCGAAGCCTGAACCGCGTGTTCGGGCTTGACCTCACGGATGTACTGCATCCCTCGGTTGGTTGTGGACTTATACTCCCAGACTTCGCGCCTGCCGTCAGGCCACTTGACCAAGGCATCTACGTTGCCAGAGAAGTTGAACTCTGGCAGCAGGACTGGCACCTCTTCTTGGAATTCCAGCAACTCGCCAGCGGCAAGGGCATCCTTGCCCGCCTTGTTCAGCACCTCAGCCACGGCGTGTCCGCGCTCAAAGATGCGGTAGAGATTATCTGGGAATGGATTGCTTGGCTCCACCTTCTCTGCGGCGTACCATTGCTGGCGCACGCAGGCACCAAGTAACGAGCCGCGCCAGCGGGCTACAGCAGGACGCCCAACCTCTGCCTTGCGGGCAAGATACCCGTCAAGAATAGCGGAGAAGTTGCTCACTCAAGTCCTTCTTTGTAGATCTCGGTGCGTGTGCGGAGGCTGCCCTCGTAGGAGAGCAGCGTCTGCTCGACCTGCGTAATCTCACGCGGGTCGCTGGTCTTCGCCAGTTCGCTATCCCGAATCTCAAAGTGGTAGAGTAGCCGACTATTGTCCATCCAGTAGTCACGCTTGTCGCCGTCGCTCCCAGTGTACGGGGAGACCTCGGCGCCAGTCGCGTTGCCGATGCGGTCAGCCAACTGCGTCACCGTGACGTTCTCCGAGCAGGCGTTGTAGATACCCTGTACCGCAGGGAGGATTGCGCCGAGCGAGATGATCCAGCCAGCGTCGTCCACGTTGAGGATCGGGCGCTTTGCTTCGGACTGTGGATGAATGTGCTTCTTGTGGATTGCTTCCCAGGTAAAGGCGTTGACCACCAAGTCGCGGCGCATATTCGGAGCGGAACCCCAGAGGGTGCCGAGGCGCAATGAGACCCAAGATCGCTCCTGCTGTGTCAGCCACTCGTCCATCTTGACCTTGCTCTTGGAGTAGGCGGTCAGCGGATCGGTTGCCGTGTCTTCCTTGGCAATGTCGCCGTTCGCGCCGTAGACCGATGCCGAGGAGATGTAGACGAAGCGACCGTTTGGGTTGCGATCCCAGAAGTCTTCTGCCTTCATCTTCGGCAGCTCGTAGTTAGACCAGTAGGTATCAAACTCATCAAGGTTGCCCATATGGTCGTTGCTCACGGCGGCAAGCCACACGATCACATCGTAGGTACCAAGCGCATCAATGTCAGCGAAGCGGGCGTTGTTGCCATTGCGCTCTGAGTGTGGGATATGCTCGGCGTTGAGACCACGGATGCTCTCATCGTACCAGCCCTCGTCAATGCCGTGGACTGTTGCGCCAGCGTGCTTGAGATGCTTGACGACCATCGGGCCAATGAACCCACGATGGCCAACCACTAATGCTTTCATCGCTTGATCCTTTCTTCGGCACGAGGGCCGCTGATGTATTCTGCATTGCCTC